GGGCAAAAGCTCCTTCCTCCGCTAAATCGATTCGGGAAATGGCTCACGAGTCATAAACCACAGATCGACGCGGCAGGCGAGGCGATCGGGACGACACTCGGGAATGCTATCGAGCGCGTGGGCGGTTTTATCTCCGATATGATGCCGTACTTGAAGGAATTCGGAGGCGTATTGGTTGAAGGGTTCCAGCTTGTCGCGCCGGTTGTGGAGGACATCTTTACTGGACTGGTAAACGTAGTCGGAACGATAACACAATGGGAGGGCTTTTTGCCCGTGGTGGTCGGCCTAACCGCGGCACTCATCACCTATAAAGGCGTCGTTGCCGGCGTTGCTCTGGTAACTAAACTCCAAGCGCTATGGACGATGCGCGCAGCGATCGCGACTAATATCGCAACGATCGCGACCAAGGCGCTATCTCTGGCGATGACCTTAAACCCGATCGGGCTTATCGTAGCTGCTGTCATCGGTTTAGGGGTTGCGCTCGTTATCGCCTATAAAAAGTCGGATAAGTTCCGGGCGATTGTAGACGCGGTCGGAAGAGCGATTAAGGTCGGATTCGTCGCTACGCTGAACTTTTTCAAGGTGACCGTCCCGCGTATCTTTAATAGCGTGTTGGATTGGATCAAGCGTTGGGGCCCTCGCATCATTACGGTCATTACCGGTCCGATCGGATGGGTCGTCCTAGCTGTCATCAAAAACTGGGACAAGATCAAGACGACCACGGTTAATACCTTTTCCGCGGTCAGGGACTGGTTGGCGGGTGTCTGGAATTCGATAACAACGAAGGTTCGCGACGTAATGGGCGGGATAAAAACGACGATCAGCAACGCCTGGGACGATGTTAAAACCAAGGTTTCAGGCGTAGCGGATGGAATTAAAGGGTCACTTCTCGGGATATGGGATGATGTTAAAGGTGGATTTATTAAAGGGATAAATTGGGTCATCGATAAGGTGAACGATCTCATTAATCGCGTCAACACCTCGTTAACCTTTGATATTCCGGACTTTCTGGGCGGTGGACACTTTGATCTGGGCATTCCGACAATATCACCTATTCCCGATGGCAGCCACAAGAACGGACTTGCAAAGGTACCGTTCGACGGCTATCTCGCGCGTTTGCACAAAGACGAACGCGTCCTTACGGCGGAGGAAAACAAGCGATACACGCCGGAGACGGCCCCAGCACGGGCAGCGGCAAGTTCCCGGCACGAGATCGCGCTCAAGGTAGACTTCTCCGGAAGCGGGGGGACGAAGATGGACAGCAAGACCGAAGCTCGCCTACGGCAGCTTATGGAAGAGACATTCGCTTCCGCAATGCGCCGAATGGGATTGGAGGGAGCCTAATGGCGATTCTTTCCGGCCATAGGATCACGGTGGAGACGGAGTCGCCGGGCTATGAGGTCGATATTACGACGCAGCCGATTGAACGATCGGTAGACGTTACCGACCACGTGCAGCCCCGAGCGCGGACGCTCGAGCTATCGGGTAGAGTAGTCGGTCCGGAGGCGGCAAAGATCCACTCTTTTATTGTTAAGGCCATGGAGTCGGGACAGATCGTAAGCTATACCGGCCGGACGACGTTCCGCGGGTTGATCGGATCTTTCAGCGCGCCGCGGGATTACAAGGTCGCGGACGGCTTTACATTTTCCATGCAACTTACAGAGGTCAGGATCGCGACGTCATCGTATGTCGCCATGCTTCCGACCCCGATCAAGGTCCAGGCGGCCAAGGTGGCGACGGCCGGCGTCAAGCAGACGAAGAGCAAATCGCCCGCGAAGGGTAAATCAAAAGAACCGGTCACCGTCGTAAAATTCAAAGAAGGCAGCAAATGGGGTTGAGCCATGGACTATATCGACATTGAAAAGGATCTCATCCCGTACCGATTCGACATCTCGCTCGCCGACAAAATGTTTACTTTCGAGGTCCACTATAACGCCAAGGGCGACTATTTTACGGTCGACCTCGAAAGCGACGGCGAAGTCCTAGTCCGAGGTGAAAAACTCGTCTACGGCGTCGAGCTCTTCCAGGACATCCGGGACGATCGGTTCCCGCGAGTTGCAATCCTGCCATATGACGAATCCGGTAACACCTCGGCGGTAACCTGGGAGACGCTTTCGACAAGCGCCTTTTTGTATGTCCTGGAGGTGGGCTGATCGTGCGACAGAACTTCGGACGTGTCATTGAGTTTCTGACGGCGGGCATGAGTTTTAGCTCCGAGCAATTCGCGATCGAGGGGACGGTCCCATTTGACGACGACATGCTCCCGAATGAGTCCGAGATCCGGATATACAACCTGTCCGACCAGATTCTCGCTAAGATCAAGCGCGGCGCGGTCGCTATGGTTAACGCAGGATATCGGGGCGACGTCGGGGTCATTTTGCACGGCTGGATCTCGCGAGTCAGTACCCATTGGGAAGGCGTCGATAAGATCACGACGATTAACGTACTAGACTCCGAGGACTTGTCCAAACGGGAAGTTAAAGAGGCAGCTTACGCGAAAGGAACGCTCGCGAGCTACATCATCAAAGATTTAGCCGGCGTTATCGGGATGCCGATCGCACAAATGGAGCTTGCGAAGGACGTCCGATATACCGATGGGTACACGGTCAAGGGAAAGGCGACGGACTTGATTGCCGAAGTCGCGGAGGAGTGCGAGACGTCCGCTTTTATCAATCGCGGGAAGCTCTATATCCGCAACCTCCGCCGGATCGCTGGGAGCGACCTTTTCGTGCTTTCGGCCAAGACGGGATTGATCGGTACGCCTTCGCCGTTTGAGGATGAAGGGTCCAACGGCTACGAGCTCACAAGCCAGCTCCAGTATCGTATTACAACCGCGTCGGGAATCGACCTCGTGAGTTCCGCGTTTGCCGGCCGTCTATACGTCCGCAAGGGGATGCACACCTTTAGCCGCGACGGAGATTTCACAACAAACGTGGAGGCGATTTTATGAAGCAAACAGATCCAGCCGGTACGCTTGCGAAGGTGTTGCAGCAGCTCGCGTCCACGATGGCGGCAACGATTAACGTTGCACTGCCGTGTAAGGTGCTCGCATTCGGCGGTGGACGTGCGAGAATTCAGCCGCTTGTCCGGACCGGAGAGGCAACGCCAGCCATAATTGACGGTGTACCGGCACTCGGGCAGCGGCTTAATATAGGCGGCGTGCCGACGTGGTGCTCGCCGGAATTGCAGGCCGGGGACGTGGTGCTCGCCGTGTTTTGTGATCGCCCAATTCGTGATGCGCTCGGCGGGCAAGTGGCGGCCCCGGACAGCACGCGGACGCACGCGATACAGGATGCTGTAATCGTAGGGGTGATAGGTGGATGAAGACGTTACTGCTGCAAGACGGCGACCTCGTGTTCGCCGGCGGCGAGTTCCGGATGGTTGAGGGTCCGGAAGAAGTCGCGCAGAGCTGCCGGGTCATCCTTGGGACGCGGCGAGGCGAATGGTTCCTGAATCCGGATATGGGGATCGACTTCGACTTGTTTAACGGCAAAGCTCCTAATCCCGAGGAGATGCAAGACGAGCTGCGCGCCGGACTGGCGCAGGAGCCGCGCATTCAAACCGTCGAGGACATCACGATCACGGCCAACAAAACGGACCGAACGCAGCTCGTTTCCTTCACCGCGACGGCGGTAGACGGCCAAGTCATCAGCGAGGAGGTGGATATAGGTGCTTGATGCAACAGGGTTTAAGCGGCCGCGTTATGAGGATATTTTTGCGGAGATGGAGACCAAGAGCAAGACGGCGGAAGCCTTCGGCCCGGAGGCCAATACGGCCGAATCGACCCCGCTCGGTGCGATCCTCCGCGTCGGGGCTTATTTCTTCGCCCAGCTTTGGGAGGGGGTCGAGGACGTCTATAACTCGGGTTATAAAAATACCGCTGCCGGCGTGCAACTAGAAAAGCTCGGGCCGTATGTAGGTGTTCGAAAGACTCAGGCCCAACGCGCGACCGGAATCTTGACAATTACAGGGACTTCCGGCTTCGAGGTAGCCGCAGGATTTCGAGTGGCCACCGGAGCGGGCATTATTTTCGAAACGACCGCGGCCGTCAGGCTAGCGGGTGGAACTGGTGCGGCAATGATACAAGCCCTTGAAGCTGGAACCGCTGGAAACGTTCCGGCCGGAACGATCACGACGATCGTTAATCCTTCCGCGGACGTGACGGCGATCTCGAACGCCGCGGAGACGTCCGGCGGCCGAGAAAAGGAGACGGACGAAGAGTTCCGCTCTAAATGGGATAAATCCGTCGCCGGCGGCGGATCTGCGACGGTCGACGCGATCCGGAGTGCGGTATTGCGTGTTTCTGGGGTTCGGGCGGCCACTGTGTTCGAGAATAACACCATGACGCCGACAAGCGAAGGCCAGCCAGGAAAATCCTATCAGACCTTTGTCCTCGGCGGCGAGCCGCAGGCGATCGGAGAAGCGATCTTCTCCCGCGGTGCTGGCGGGATCGAGACGTATGGAACGGAATCCGTCACAGTAACCGACCTATCCGGACGAACGCATTCGGTCATGTATAGCCCGGCCGTCGTTGTCAGGGTCTATGGCCGGATCACGGTTTCGAAAAATGCGTCATACCCGGCTGACGGAGACGTACGCATTCGGTCCGTCCTCGTACGCTTTGTCGGCGGGGAGGATGCAGACGGAACGATTTACGCGGGCTTGTCGATGGGGGACGACGTGATTTATACGCGCCTGATCGCGGCCATGTATGCTGTCCCGGGTGTCGACGACGTCGCGCTCGAGCTATCGACGGACGGCGTTACGTTTGCTCCCGCGAATAACAGCATCAGTCCGTCCCAGGTGGCGCAGCTTGATATTGCTGATATCGAGGTTACGTCATGAACGCGGCCGATCTGCTCGCCCGATTCCCGGATGTCTACGACAAGCGACCGGAGTCCAATCTCGGTAAGCTGATGGCGATCTTCGCGGAGCAGTTCTCTAAGATCGAGCAGACGCTCATCACGATCGAGGCTTGGCGCGACATTGACGCGGCGGCCGGGACGACGCTGGACCGCATCGGCGAAAACGTCGGTCAGGACCGCGGGTCCGCAACAGATGAGGTCTACCGGATGCTCATTAAAAGCAAGATCGCCCGCAACCTGTCCACGGCCGACATCAATACGATTATACGGGTAATCGCGATCGCCGTCGGCGCGCCTTATGAGGAGATCGAGGTTCGCGCGAAGTATGACGACCCGGTCGACCCAGAGCCGGCGGCGATCTCGTTGATCGGTCTTCCGCTCTCCTATGTCAATCGAATCGGGATCTCGCTCGGCCAGTTTGCGCGCATCATTCAAAAGACGGCGGCAGCCGGCGTCCGTGTGAATAGCGTGCAGCTCCAAGGGACTTTCGAATTCGGTGACTTGCCGCTCACGCAGAGCACGACGGCCGGATTCGGCGACGCCGCGGACCCGGTAATGGGCGGATATTTCGGCGCCGCATTCGACCCGAACGAGGACCCGGATTTACCAATTTAAGAAGGAGGGCTGATATGGCAACCTTTGATGAGCAACTACCTGAATGGCATGAGTCCGGCGTCGAACCGCCGGAGTCGAATAAGGATTCCGGCTTTGAGCCTGGGGACAAGCCTCCCGCCCAATGGTTTAACTGGCTCCTTAACCGCACGTATAAAGTGCTGCAGGAGCTGCGAGCGAAAGTCGCATTTAAGGCCGATGTCGGAGATATGTCCACGGTCCCGACGACGGCCAAGACAGCAGCCGGGGCTATTACGGAGTTGCACGAGGCAATTCAGGAAATCGACCCTGAGATACCCGACGGGTCGGTCACGCCCGCGAAGCTATCGTTCGACCCCGCGACTCAAGCGGAGCTCGACGCCCATGTTGCGGACTACATCCGGCATCCAGGGTACGGCACAACAGCCGGGCCGGCGAATGCGTACACCTTGGCTTTGGCCCCCGCTTTAACGGCGTATGCGGCAGGCGTATGTGTCGCAGTTAAGATCCACGCGGCCAATACGGCGGCGTCAACGATCAATGTTAACGGGCTTGGCGCAAAGTCGATCCTCGACAGCAAGGGGGCGGCGATGGCGTCTGGGAAACTCAAAACGGACAGCATCTACACGCTTCGCTTCAACGGCTCGGCTTTTATCTTACAGGGTGAGGGAGGTGGTGGCGGAAACGCAACGGCGGCCCAAATACTCGCCGGACGGACCGCGACGGTAGATGACGGGGAGATCATTGGGACGATGCCGAACAAAACAGGGTACGTAGCTCCTGCGTCACTCGATGCATCAGCGGCAACTAAGCTATATGTAACACCACCAGCGGGGTACTATCCCGGGGGAGTGGGCAATGCTCTGGAACTAGTTGACGTAGATTTTGTCCCCGCGAACATCCGCGCAGATAAAAATCTATTCGGACTCCAAGGGTCTATCCCCGTCAAAGGCAATAACCCTACTTCGGGTCATGAGCCTGCAATTGAGATGACATATAATTCCTCCGGCAGGTTGTATTTAAAAGCTCCAAAAGGTGTCTACGACATAGATTGCTGGATCTTTACTGACGACCCTGACTTTATTGCATCGAACATCAGATCAGGGGTTAGTTTATTCGGAGTTGTCGGTACGTTGTCGCCAGGCGGTGCAAATCTTAGCGCACCAACTCTCAGAAAGACAGCATCGCTCACCTACGTCTCTTTGAAAAAAATAACGATGAGTTATACAGGCACAGTGAGGGTTTCGTTCGAATTAGGAACACCGTCCACAACTGCATGGGGCAGAATTTACAAAAATGGAATTGCGGCAGGAATAGAACGGACGGTAAATAATACTTCCATCACTTACACAGAGGATTTCACATGCGCTCCAGGAGATTATTTTGAAGTAATGGCTCGTTCGGTTACCGCCAGTACTGAAATATTTGTGCTGAACCTAAAAATTCAATCAGTGCTGGAGTCGCCGCAATATAACGGCGTGATTAATGTAGATTAACGGGAGAGGATCGAATGGGCAGCATATTAAAAATTCGGTATGTAACGACTGGCGATCGGGAGCAAATCCTCGCCGAAAATTCGGGAAATAAGCTGATCGAGGAACAAAACATCACCGAAGGCGACTTTCTTGTTTTCGAAGACCTAAGCCAAGATCGCTATGTCAAAAACCTCGAAGATCAAATCTTACTAATGGCCGATCAGGCCGACGGAGGGATCTTGTAATGGTTAACCCAATCGTTGTACGCATCGCTGCCGAGCGCATCTTGTCCGGAGGGATCAACCCTAAGACCGGTAACGTGTACGTCCTCGACGACATTACTAACACCGATTATCGACAAGCGGTTGAGGATTATATCCTGCTCAATACGCAAGGCATTTAAGGGTTCCGCAGAAGCGGGGCTCTTTTATTTTGGAAGGGAGGCGGGCGGAGTGTCCAGCGAAGAAACGCGAGTATTATCGGAGATCCGGGAGCGGGTCGTCCGGCTTGAAACAAAGATCGATGCGATGACCGACGTCCGCACTACGGCGGACGAGGCAAAGGAGAAGGCGATCGAGGCGCTAGACAAGGCTAAGTCCGCACATCACCGACTCGACGAGATCAAGGACAATCAAAAGTGGTTGTGGCGCACGGTCGCCGGAACGATTATCGCCGGAGTGATCGGTGCGCTAATTAATTTCAATGGAGGCTGATCATATGGATTGGGGAACTATTGCGGGACTTATCGATGCGCGGTTGGTTATCGTTTTGGCTGCTTGTTGGGTGATCGGCTACGGGTTGAAGCGTACTCCGAGGATCCCGGACTGGTCGATCATATATCTCGTGATCGTCGCGGCGGTCCTGCTTGCCGGCGGTGTGATCGGATTTTCGGTCGAGGCGGTCATTCAAGGGATTCTCGTCGGGGCGGTGGCCGTTGCGGGGCATCAGGCAATTAAACAGGCAAAGGAGGCGGCGAGCG